TTTCCGCAAAGCGAAGCTCTTAAGTTGGATTTGGGAGACTATGGCATTGAAAATAAATTTTTTGATTATACTTTTGTTGACAGAAAATCAGAGGGAGATTTTAAATCTACTTTGAGCCAAGACAACTACGAGCGTTTTCGCAGGGAGTTGCAAAGAGCTAGAGATCAGGATTGTTTTATCTTTGTGGTTGTAGAGAGCGACATGGGGCAGATTGAAAAAAATAACATCAAATCAAAGCATCAAGCTAACCTTGCTTACATCTATCATAATATGCGAGCTTTGCAACTAGAATTTAAAGATTGCTGTCAATTTATCATGACTTCTAATCGAGACAACAGCATCAAACTTATACCACGTTTATTGAGGCATGGTAGAAAGCTATGGAATGTTGATTTACAATATTATATTAACGAGGGACTTTTATATGGCTTGGATTGAAGGAAATCAAAAACGTCGGAAACACTTCGATAAAATTAATGAAGAAATTCTAGCCAAAGAAGGCTACCTTGAAGAAAAGGAAGCTAAGATTTTACTTTATAAATTCCTAAAGGAAAATCCCTCATTTACCTGCGAACTCTTAACTGGCATTCGTTTGTTCCCGTTTCAGCACATGGCAATTAAATCCATGATGCTTACTGATTATTTCTTGGGCATCTGGAGTCGTGGTCAGAGCAAGAGCTTTACCACGGGTTTATTTGCAGCATTAGATGCTACACTTAATCAGGGCGTTCATATTGGCATTATTTCCAAGTCTTTTCGACAGAGCCGAATGATCTTCAATAAGATTGAGGACATTATGAAAACCCCAAAAGCCTCAATGTTTTCTGAGGCTGTTACTCGCGTCTCTAAAAACAATGACCAGTGGGTAATGGAGATTGGTCGCAGCAAAATTACTGCTCTTCCTTTGGGCGATGGCGAAAAGCTTCGAGGCTTTCGTTTCCAGCGAATGATTATTGACGAGTTTCTACTCATGCCAGAGCGAATCTATAATGAAGTTATTGTTCCTTTCCTGTCTGTTGTAGAAAACCCCACAGAAAGGCAAGAAATCCATAACCTAGAGAACCAGTTGATTGAGAAGGGAACAATGCTTGAGGAAGAAAGAACTCAATGGCCAAACAATAAAATTATTGGTCTTTCTTCTGCCTCTTATAAATTCGAATACTTATATAAATTATACCAGCAATACGAAAACCTTATTCTCAATCCTGAGAAAAGCGACATTGCACATCGTGTTATTATGCACCTTAGTTATGACTGTGCGCCAACACAGTTGTATGACCAATCCTTAATCCAGCAAGCTAAATCAACAATGAGTCAGTCTCAGTTTGATCGAGAGTTTGGCTCAATATTTACTGATGACTCTAGCGGTTACTTTAAAGTGAGTAAAATGGCAGCTTGCACCATTGAAGATGGCAGGGGCCAATGCGTTGAAATTGCTGGCGACTCACAAGCAGAATATTTGCTTTCTTTTGACCCGTCTTGGTCTGAAAGCGAAAGCTCTGACGACTTTGCTATGCAAGTCTTTAAATTAAATAAAGATAATAAACAAGGAATCTTGGTGCATAGTTACGCTATGCCAGGCACTAGCTTGAAAAGTCATATTTTTTACTTTTTATATTTGCTTCAAAACTTTAATATTGTTTCAATCGTTGGTGACTATAACGGCGGCGTTCAGTTTCTTAATGCTTGTAATGAGAGCGAAATGTTTAAGGAGGCTGGCATTAAAATCGAATGCTTTGATGCTGACTTTGACAATCCGCAAGAATATCACAATGCCTTGAGAGATGCTCGAAATCAATACAATATCGAGTCTAAGAGAATATGTTTGCTACGCAGGCCAACTTCTCACTGGATTCGCAGCGCGAATGAGCTTTTGCAATCAGCATTTGACCACAAACGCATTTGGTTTGCTGCATCAGCTATTGATGACGATTATCAGAGTCAAAGGTCTAAAAGAATACCTATTGACAAGATTAAATTCTTGCGCTTTGCTGATTCAGAAGAAAAAGGCGATTCTGCAAAAATGATTGACTTTATTGAACATCAGAAAGATATGATTGATCTTACAAAAGCTCAGTGTGCATTGATTCAAATTAGCACCACTGCTCAAGGCACTCAGTCTTTTGATTTACCATCTAATCTCAGGCGTCAATCTGGGCCAGACAAAGCTAGGCGAGATTCTTATTCAGCGCTGGTTCTTGGTAATTGGATGATTCAAACATATTTTGACATGATGGATTTTAAAGCAGAAGAAGTTGAAACCACATTTACGCCATTCTTGATTTAAGTGACTTTAAAGTTAGATTTTTGACTTTTTAAGTGTAATATAAGCGATGGCTCGCTCTTACACAAAAAAATCAGAATATTGGAAAAAGTTTGATCAAAAGTCAAATCTCGACTTTACAGAACAAATTCAAGCAAGTATTGATCCCGTGTTAGCAGGTGAGCCGTTTTACACATCAGACGCTTCTGTAGAATTTAAAGTTTCTAGAGCTTCACGCGAACCACTAGGCAGAACAGATGCTACTAGTGGAAGATTGAATCGAGCAGCAGTTGCTCCTGTTTTCGATAGATATAGCAGCATTCGTGCTGGTATGCTGCCATATAGTTTCTCCAATGATGGAGTCTATATTCGCGAAGCGATTGAGCTTTGCCAGAAAGCTTATGCTAATGTGCCGATTTTCCGCAATGCTGTTGATTTGATGTCGGAATTTTCCAATGGTGAAATTTACCTAGAAGGCGGAACTGAAAAATCAAGAGATTTCTTTTATCGTTGGATGCGCAAGATTCGCATGTGGGATTTGAAGGATCAGTTTTTCCGCGAGTATTATCGCAGCGGTAATATTTTTATTTATCGCACCGATGGTAAGTTTGACATAGAAGATTTTAAAAAGCTTTCTACCGTATATGCCGCAGAGGGTGATGTTTCTGCAAATACTATTCCCCTAAAATATATTATGCTTAACCCGTTTGATATTGTAGCAAAACGCGCTACAACTTTTAATGCGGTTGCTTATGAAAAGGTTTTGTCTGAGTATGATTTGGAGCGTTTGCGCCATCCTCAAACAGAGGAGGATCGCGAACTCTTAAATTCTTTTCCAGAGAATGTTCGCAAAGACATTAATCGCGGTGGTTTTGCCAAGAATGGTTTGAAAATTAAAATTGATCCAGTTCGCCTACATTTCGCATTTTATAAAAAACAAGATTATGAACCGTTCGCTATTCCTTTCGGCTTTCCTGTACTTCAAGACATTAACGCAAAGCTTGAACTCAAAAAAATGGATCAAGCAATCACGCGAACCGTTGAGAATGTCATTCTACTTATCACAATGGGCGCTCCCCCTGACAAGGGCGGAATCAACCACAACAACCTTAGAGCCATGCAAGACTTGTTCAGAAACGAGTCTGTTGGAAGAGTTCTCATTTCAGACTACACAACAAAAGCTGACTTCGTTATTCCAGACCTTAACAAAGTTCTTGGACCATCAAAATACGAAACATTAAATAAAGACATTGAACAAGGTCTTCAGAATATTTTCTTTGGTGATGACAAGTATGGAAACATCTCCACCAAAATTGATATGTTTATTGACCGCTTGAAAGAGAGCCGTCAAGCCTTTTTAAATGAATTTTTGCAGCCAGAAATCAAACGTATTGCTAAAGCTCTAGGATTTAGAGCTTACCCAGAAGCTCGCTTTAAGGAAATTGATTTCAAGGACAATACGCAGCTTCTTCGTGTTACTACTCGCCTTATGGAACTTGGAGTTATTACTCCTCAACAGGGTCTTACAGTATTCAACACTGGACGATTCCCACAAGCAGAAGAAATTGCACCTGCTCAAGAAACCTTTGTTTCCGATAGAGAAAAGGGTTACTACAATCCGATTGTTGGTGGTGTTCCAGTAACGGCTCCACCTGAATCCGAAACAAATAAAACTCCAAAATCTGCTGGTCGCCCGCAAGGAGCAATTACAGAAGCTAATTTTTCTCGCAAAAATATTCAAGAAGTTATCTACAAGATTGAAACTTTAGATAGCACAGTCAAAACAAAAGCTAAAGAAGTCTTGGGGGTCAAAAAGCTAAATAAACAACAAACTTCTGCTATTGACGAGCTTTGTAAAAAAATTATTTGCGCTTACGAAATAGATAATTGGGAAACCAAAGCTTTAGAATGTGTAAATGATTTTAATCAGATTGAATCTTTGGGGCTTTTGGAAGAAGTTACAGAGATTGCCGAATCTCACCAGTTAGACTTTTATTCCGCCGCAATTCTTCACCATAG